ATGTTTCCGTCGCACTATCATACGCCATAGGTCGATCTGTGCCTGTTTGATCGGTATAGTCTGGTGAGACATTATTAAAAAGCAGTTCACCTGTTGTAGTATCAATTAACACTCCATTATCGGTAATAATATACCCAAGTGTGGCACCTTGTAAGCGTGTACTATTGCTCATATTATTACTACTCAAAAGAACAGGAGTCACAATATCATCAGTTTTCCATTTTTGAACAACACCGTCATTGACATCATATTTAAAGAATTTACCATTACCTAAATCATCTTGTGCCCAAAAGATAACAGTATCATCGGTTTCATCATAAAACATTGAGTCCACACTATTCAGTTCGGTGCGACCAGGAAACAAATCTGCTGGGGTAAATGTTTTCTCTATTGAGAGCGTGACCCCAAGCCCAAAATCTGGAGGGCCTTCATCAAAGATTGCTCCAGCAAGGACAGTGATCTTATAAAGGGTCACATCATCGGTGACTGACCCACCGCTATATGCATTTCCACTTAGGGCATAGCCTTCACAATATCCTTCTGCACTTTTTCCTCGACATAGTGAAATCACTCGTGGATCCGCTGTTTTCCATGGAGAGCCTGTTAGATTACTGTCCCAGACATAATCTAGCGTATTAGTTGTTCTATTATAAAATAACAGACCGATATCATTGCCGATATTTTGCCCACAGAAAATATAATCTTCTTTTCCTTGTAATGTATACAATGTTAAGACAGCAAAATTATGAACGATAGCAAATCCAGTTTTACTAAAGCCTGTACCTGAAACACTTTGAAATCTCGCAATTTCTGTTAAAGTATCCCCATCGACTAGCACAACTGGATGAACGTTTCCACCTCCGGCATTAATAGCAGATTGAAGAATATTACCATCTGGGCCTAGGCCCATGGCTTGATTGCCCCAACTTGTTGCAACAGTTTGATCGAGGGCATCTTCACCAGTTTGTTGAGCCACTTCAGCTAACGTATCAGCTCTAAATTTACGAATCGCAGTCTGCTCTGGATCAAAAAGACTATCAATATCCACAACATAAAAATTGCCACGTTCAAAGTCTGCCATAAACGTTTCTTTGGTATATCCTGTAAAGGTTGTTCCCGATAAATTTGTGGATTTTTCACTCAATCGAGCTGGAGTTGCTAGGTAGGCTATTTCTGCTTCAATGTTTTGTGGTAACGCATTACCATAATCAGCTAACGCTAGATCATCAAATACAATATAAATAGTTCCTCTAAATGCAGGCGTATCAGTTGCACCTCACTAGCAATAATACTCGCATCAGCGACTTGAGTTTCATCTCCAGGATACCATCTAAAGTTTAAACCAGTTTTTCTCGTAGCTGTCGTTGTGCCTCTTTTGTCAAAAACGAGTTTTTTATTTAACCAGATACGTAAAATATCTTCAGCAACTCCTTCACCAAAACCTACAGCAAATGTACCAAAATAACTGTACAATTTTTGCTTCTGTTCAGGAGCACTAGACATAGCTCCCTTTCCTCCACTACCAATTGTTGTCTTTTTCTCTGTTAAAGGTAGTTGTGCCCAAATCACATTTCCAGCTTGTCGAATTGCACCACCAAATCCTATAGGTTTCGGAATACCGTAGGTTGAGGTCGATACCGTAAGATCACCGAGTCGTGGACCCTCTGAAATAATAGCTTTGGGTGGAAAGAGCAGATTACCAACAACTGATCCCACTAAAAATCCAACAGGCAAACCAACCCCTGTTGCTGCCAATCCTCCAGCAATGCCGATTGTCACTAATTGTGCAGTATTTCCACCGCCCATTACGCAACTCCAGGAAATCTAAAACAATGTGTCACTCGTGAACATAATTCTTTAGTTAAATGTTCATTAACCACTTTTTTATAATTCACATACGCGTGAATGAGATAGGGCTGAGTTTTTTGAAAATGCAGAATACCACAATGACAAGCATAAATCCCAGCACGAAAAAGTAATACATCCCCGGCTTGTTTTTCTAAAATACTTTTTTGAATCATATTCATTTTAAAATGATTAATAAACGTATCTCGCCTTGTATCTCTAGGGTAATGGCTTACATCATAATCAATTAATCCAAGGTCATTACCCACACGGATAATGAGTCCTGCACAATCAATGCCTCGTTTGGTTCGTCCTTGATGTCTCCAAGGTGTATCTAACCATTTTAAAGCTTCTTGAACGATACTTTCAGATAGATTATCGAACATCAGCAAATCTCCTATACGCATCGTCTCCTGGAACAAAAGGAAATCCTCTAAAATTCACAACATTATCAAATTTGTCTCGACATGTTGCTAAACGTTTATCACATCCAGGGTAGATTTTGACTTTAACGCCAGCTAACACCGTAAAAGGTAAAGGTATAAATACGATGCCAGTAGCATCACTTAAGGTCCATGTTCGTATTTCAATAGCTTTTCCACTATTATCTGATGATTCAAAGACGAGTCCACCTTGATCAAACCAACCATCTACTGCTCTGGCCTCTGTGACATTAAAGGAAAATGTGCGTTGATCAGTCACATCATCAATAGTTGCGTGTCGTGTCCAGGCTTGAACTGCGGTCAATACGGCGGTTCCGTCTGTCGTGGGATCTCCAACATCGGTATCATACACAGGTTGACTGACTGCGGTTGTCCCCGCTGTTGTGACTTCATAAATTCGATTTTCATAAATGTCTTGGAAAGTATTGGTTGTCGTGGTGTCATGGACAGTTAAAATCGTATCATCAAATGCGGCTTCAGCTGTGCCTCCAGCAACACGAATATACGACAATACAATTCTAATTTGTCGTGTGTTAGCTGGTAATGCTGTTCCGGTAAAGCTACGAGTTTGCCAGACATCATTGGGTGAAATATTCTCCGATCCCGTATCTAATGGCGTACTTAACACGACTCCATCAACATCTCGATATTGCACGATCACCCGACCTGTATCTAACCCAGCTTGTGAAGCGCGTCGTATAGAAAAATCAGCAGTCGCATTGCCAGCATCAATTTCTGTCGTAGAAATGCCGATGTCTGATAATGTAATAATTTGATCTATTGATCCACTAGCTGAATTGCCTCCAGAAAGAAAGACCGCGCCTTCATCGGCACTCGTGCCTTGATCTGTTGCAAAAATACTCCATGTGCCGGTTAATACATTCCATCCGGTAATCGTTGTCGTGTTACTGACTGGAGATTGCGCTTCAAAGCCCATATTGAGGCCAAGATCCGTCCAATCCACTCCTGTCGTAGATTTCGTCACGACTTTATAAAACTCACCTAATGCCACGGCTGTACTTCTTTGGATAACAGGTGGATCAATAGGTATTTTACAACGTGTATCTCCCAGATCCGCTGGACATTCTGCTGTATAGGGTTCAAGCAATGTTTGAGACAGAAGTTGTGATAATCCTCGTAACTCTGCTTGATAAAATCCTTGCGGAGTATGTGAAACTTCTCCCAGTCTTCCCCGTTTCAGTTTTAAGACGCCTTGTGACGTATCTGCCCAATTAATAACTCGCATAAAAACTTCAGCATAATCAAATAAACCTGCACGAATATCAACTTCAGTGATTTGTGTTCCTTCAAAGACTCCTTGCACATCAAGATTATCAACTGAAAGTCCAATATTGGTTGAAACAGCAGTCCGTTTATAGCCAGAGGCAGCAAGATACGTATCTCCAGAAAAAACAATGTCCTTATCGTTGTCAGTAAAGAAAAACTCTTCTCCGTCGGTTCGGATAATTTGCCAGAGTGTGGCAAGAGTGGTGACTGTCCCAGCTAAATGGGTCGTCAAAGCTCCGCTGATCGTTTTCATTATTCCCCTTTCACTTCGAGGATGTTTATTTGCGGAATACTGCCTACATCACATAATTGTGCCGTTACATCTAATGCATCTGTATCAAAGCGAACTGGCACATCAAATTCACAGACTAGCCCAATTGGCACAGCAGCTGGCGCAGAAACAAAAGTAATCAATCCTGTGAGTAGATCAATACTGTAATCTGCAGGATCGGCTTGCAGAACGGCATTGACATACACTTCAACTGTTCCAGAGACAATCTTTGTGAGATCTCGATCAAAATCGATACTACCAGAGCTATAGCGTTTCTGAGCTTGAAAAACGGTTGTGGTTGTGTCACCTGTGGCAAATGTTACTGGGTTGCTTGTGCTGCCGACTTCAAAATCCGTCCAATCTTTGAATCGAAAACTATGGGCTCGACCTTGCCGGGCATAGAAAAAATCAATAACGTCACTAAAATCTTCTTTACTTTCAATACCGTAGCCGATATCCCATTCACCTCTAGTTGTTTGCCAATCAATATTTCGTTTTTCAAGACCTCCACCCAAGACAAGAATAGTCGTTTTAAAGCGTGGACCTCCTTGAGCCCCACGTTCAACATCTTCTGGCAATCTAGCATCATGAAATGCCATAGTTAGTTATTCCTTGAATTTTGTCGAGAAAGACTCGCTTGTGTTTTGGCTAAAATCTTGCCTTGATCACGACGAAAGCTATCAGCATCCGGGGTACTAATATTAAAGACAATATTCATGCCTTCGCCTCCGGCCCTACCAGGTTTATTGATTTTCACCTCTTCACCTGGTGTGGCTCGAAACGTGACTAATTGAGAATCCGGCCCACCAGCTCCACCAACCGTAAAGCCGC